AACGGTGAAGTGAAAGGTGTACTCAACTATGTTACGTCAATAGAGTTTACAGAGCCGACAACGGGTACAGGAGGTTATCTCGATTTCCATTACAACGGAGATACAAGCGATTACACCAGCCGTATCATTGAGGATGCAAGTGGACGGCTTAATCTTAATAACACGGTCTGGTTCTACAAGAATGCAACACTTGGATCCAATCTGGCTATGGATGACTGGCCAAGTGTGAGCTTCCAAACGCAAATCACCAACAATGTTGCCTTCCACTCAAACATCTACGTCAGAGGTAACATACATCTCCGCAATAACGGAGGCATAGAGATGCTTGACAGAAACGGTTACGAACGGAACGTACTGACCTTCAACACACGGAACGAATTG